GGGCAGCAGCGTAGGCGGCGTCGGCAGCAGCGCGGGCAGCAAAGTGGGCAGCAGAGTTGGCAGCAGCGCGGGCAGCAGAGTAGGCAGCAGAGTGGGCAGCAGCGTTGGCAGCAGCGTAGGCAGCATCTAATTCATCATCCGTCGCCTGACCATCGCACCAGCGTTCGGCCACCGCGATGGCGTTGCGACTGCGCTCGTCAGTCAGCAAGTGCTCTACCTGCTTGGCACAGAAGACAGCGAAGCTGCGCTTCTCGATGTCGTGTCCCTCCACCGCGCGTAAGCACCAGAGCGCGTCATCAAGCCCGTTACTGTCTAGAATGGTCAGGATAGACAGTTCTTCGTCATCGGCCTTGGTCTTGCCTAAGTGCTTGAGCAGCTTCTCCCAGCCGCCTGAACAGGGGCGGTGTTCTCTGATCTGGTTCAGTGTGGTTTTCATTTTATTCACCCTCGTTGTCGGTTTGTTACGATGCGCCGCAGCTCGTCCGCTTGCGCTCATCGGCCTTGACTTCAATAATCCGCACGCTTCCATAGGCAATTTCATCGGAAAAATCCCGCTGGATGTTTTTCAGCCCACATCCGTTTTTATGAGCCTCGTTGATGTTGAGGGTAAATTGGCCGCTGATCGTGTGGTAATGGGGGCCGTATGCGTCGATGTGTTCGATAATGTATTTGCTTGCCATGATTCGTTCCTCGTTTGTTGTTACTGGTCAGCACATTTGCTTTCCATGTGTCTAACTATGCGCCACTTGTTCGTATAATCAACAACTATTTTTCACTTTTTACTAAATTTTTTTCTATCGGGTATTAATTTATTTTTCCCGCCGACCGTAAATTGCATCCGACACGAAAGCCAACAAGGTTTGCATCATCATTGGCCATCCGCCCGATCAAGGCAGGCATTGTAGCAATCCGGGGTGAGAGTGGGAGCTACAACTTCTTCATAAAACCCCCACTTTCCCAAGATTTACCAACTCGATCAGCGTTAAAACGATTGCCCTGTCCATCATTGCGCGGCGTTCCTCTCTGGTTAAATCCTTGCCGTTGTCGATTTCGTAGTGATGCTCTTGGCATAGCGCAGCACTGGCGCAATCTGGAGCCTTAATACCCATACCCTTTGATTCGTTTCTGTGAGCCGCTTGCGTGCCATGCGCACCACACAGGACACAGCATTCGATAGAGCGAACAGCGGCGAGCCATTTGGCGCTTCGGTAGGTTGATTGGCGTTGGTTCATGATTAGATGATAATCATCCAGTCATCTTCGAGCATGTCCGACTGGCTCGCCAGCCACGGAACTATGGTGCCATGGGCTGTCTTCATGTCGATATGCGGTTGATAGGTGATATCGGTCCCTTCGGGGTAAATACCCATGAGCGGCGCGCGATTTACCTTAAAATTACTGCCGGGAACCAAAAACAAAAACATTCCCTTCCCATTCCACCCAGACCGACAAACCTTTTGTCCGATCTTCATTGCCTCAATTGCCGATCCGAAAGACATCCCTGCTGTTTCTCGGTATGAATTCTCAAAAACATCTTTTGGCGACCAGCTCACATAGCCCGCATAGGAATCCGTATTTGAACTGCCACCGTCAACGTATTCAACCAGGAAACCCTCATCAGCCCCGCACTCATCGTCTGGCAACTTCCATCCACGGAAATCGTTATATTCCTGCCGGTTCATTGGCTTTGCGTTAATTAGTTTTGTTCCGATAAATCGTTTCATTTGATGCCCTCAATTGTTCACGGAAGACGCCGCGCCGTTTTGTTGAACTGCTGATACTTCTCAAAAACTGCCAAAGATTCATCCGTCCAGCGAGCGCCCTGCTCTGCGCCAAAGGCATGGATCATTGCATTTTTTCTCTAATTTCTTCTTCGGTCGCATATCGCCATGTGTGGCCTTTATGCGTTTTTACACGGCCAGAAACACAATGGCTAATTCCTGAACTGTGAAAGCCCGCTTTTGCCGCATCAGATCCAGACGGAAAGAAAATTTCCTCTTCTGTTTTTATATTCTTTGCCACGTAACTAATGCTTGCAGGATGCTCAAAGCCAAACACGCCGGTACATACTCCGATTTTCCCGAGATCAGTATAGGCATGCGAAATATTTGCACCGATGGTGATCCATTCTAAGTTTTCTGATCTGTTGTCATCACGAATCCCATTTTTATGATTTACAACCAAATCATCGCTGTATCCATCACAAAACGCTTTAGCAACTAATCGATGAACTGAATGTTTTTTTCTATCTTCAAGCATTACCTGGAGGTACCCAGTTGACTTTGCATAAAATGGCTTGAGAACTTTTGCATCGAACTTCCTTAGTCGTCCAGTGCTCGTTTTTCTAACCATGATTCCATGATTTTTCACCCTACCAAGGTTGCTAACCATGTATTCCTCATGTCCATCAATGATGCACCAAATTTCACCATCAATCTGATTCATCAATGTTCTCCGCTGCCCATGAATTAATCCATTCTATCATATCAGAACACTGGCTCTTTGTCAGTTTTGATGTTCTTATCGGTATCAAATCTACCCCATGACCGTCAAGCGCAGGAAGAATTTCAATATTTATGCCTTGTTCCCGCATCCATGCCGCGGTAAACAATCTTTTCCATGTATCAGGATGATGCTTTTTGCCGCCCCATTCCTTTTTCCTTGCTATTTCGCTCAATGTCGCATGCAGAAGCTTGTTTTGGTCGTTTGTGCGCTTGCCTCGGCTTGCCGTCAGCGTCACATCACCGCGAGTTACTGCATCTGCCAGGAATGACCAGAGCGTTTGCGTCATGGTCAGGATGTTGACTTTGTTGACGACGAAGGTGCGTTCGGTCATCCCGCCACCTCAAACGCCATGCACCCCACCCCGCCAACGTCATGCCAGCGGATTGCGTAGGATTCGCTTAGAGCGGCTTTTACCGGCTGACCGCATGACTCGTTCGGATTAACCCATTTGCACGCCTTACACGAGGCTACAGTTCGTTTTGCCGGCATATCTCGATTCGAGAGCATCCGAATAATCATCGCCTTGTTGCTTTTCACGAATCCGTGGAACGCTTTCGGCACATCCCGACCGAATAACTCGCCGTCTTTGATGTAAAACGAGCCACCAGCGTCCGCGATTTTGTCGAGCATTGCTGCTGTTTCTAGGGCGTTCATTCACTCACCTCCGAGCATTCGCCATGCGACTGCTGCCTGCAAGGGAACCTGCCCGTTACCCAATGCTTTAATTCGGTGTGTCCGATTGGCCAATTTGTCGGTAGTTACTCGCCCTACGTCTGGCTCTTTTCCCCACCATGAACCATGTGCGGGTCTCCGTGCCGACGCATCCTGCTCGCATGAGTGCGGTTCAATTTGGTGAAGTTCAGCGGCCAATTCATCAGCCATTCCACAAACAACGGACTCAACCGACCACCATCTATCGTGGCCAGTGTCGTGGTGTTCCTGTTCAATTCCGCCGGTGATTTCCCGGTGTCCTTGTAATCGCGTGCGCACGGTGTCGGCCACATATGGGAATTGCTCACCTGATCCCTCAAGTTTGCTGGCTTGCTTCTCCCTGGTCTTGTAATCGTCGCTTCCCGATGCAATGCTTCTGCTGATTTCGGCGGAAGGCTGTCCATCGTTGTCGGCGTTGCGAACTGCGCGGAGCCACCACCGGTCCCTCTTGTGCGGAGCGCCAATGGCGGCAGCAGAAAGACACAACCATCTTGCGTCATAGCCGATTTCAAAGAGGTCTTTGCTGATAACTTCGAGGTAGTCTTTCGACTTAGAGGCGATGGCTGCGACGTTTTCCAAGAAGATGTATCGCGGTCGAACGATACTTGCGACTCTAAGTACTTCTCTGTACAAACCGCTTCGCGTATCAACGCCAATCCCTCGTTGATTTCCCGCTGCGCTAATATCCTGACAAGGGAAGCCTGCATGCAATATACCCACTCGTCCCTTGTATTCGGATGGATCGAACAGTCGGACGTCCCCTTCCCACACGTACAAATCTGGGAACCATCCGTCTGCGGCTCGTTCTCGCAAGACTTGGCAGGCATATCCATCCCACTCAACAGCGACAATTGGTTTGTGGCCGAGGATGAGGTCACAAAGCAACCCTCCGCCCGCACCCGCGAAAAGGTGCATTGTTTGGAGTTGTTCATTCATGCCTGCCCCCGTAATGCTTCTTTTGCTTCCTGACGTCGCCGCTCCATGTCGGCGCGTTTCAGCGCATCAGCTTCGGCTTTGATTTCGGCGGGTGACTTGGTGCTTTTCATCGCGGCTTTAAGCCCATTAAGTCGAGCCATGAAGTCGCCTGATGGTTTCTTTTCGGGCAAATCTGAATCAAATCCAAGCAACCCGGCGATTGCTCGTCCTTCGGATGTGATCTCAGGCGCGGCAAGGGCGATGTACTCAGGAACATCGTCGTCAACCAGTACGCCCAGCGCGATGTATTTGTTCGCCACCTCGATTCGAAGCGATGGATCAAATCCGGCAACGAATTTTGCTTTCGGACGAATGCCTTGAGCGCGCGCGTCGTTCACCAGTCGGTCATAAGCAGCCCTAAACGCCATCCGCGCCGGACTCTGGTCGCGCTGGTTGAAGATCGGTTGCGCGGCTTGATGCCATGCTTTTTGCGCTTCATCGCTTGGGAATACGACCGAGTTGTTTTCGTCGTATGCCGATACGACATGCGCCCATGCTTCGTCTGCTGATAGCCAAGACGCACCTGCTTTGCTTGGCATGGCGGCGATTATTTCACTGGCTTTCGGCATGAACGGCAGGGATTCTGGATTGGACAAAATCACCTTGATCGCCCGATCAACTTCCTCGAATTCGTAGTTCTTCAGTATTCCCCAGTAGATCCCTACAACCGCCGGAGAAATCGTTTTTCCGTAGTAGTCACCGAGGCCGAATATGACGTTCGCAAACCGCGCTTCGTCGTTGTGGTTTTTGTTTTCAGCGATGGAGATCATTCGGCGCTCCTGTCACGGTTGAGCCATGCCTGGATGTTTGCCGCGTTGGTTTGGTTCAGCTTGCTCATGGTTGGCGCTGGTCTGCCTCCGGTAACAATGGCTAGGTTTGTTTTCGGTGGCGCGTTTGCGATTTCTAGGAAGTTTTCGACTTTCGAAGCATCGCGAAAAATCAGCGTCAGGTCGTCGTATCGCTGGCCCTTGTCGTTTTCGCCCATGTGCCATGCCGAGGCCTTGCATCCGTCGATGGCGCGTTTCGATGTTTCCACGCCGTATTGCCCAAGCGCCCAGACGATCCGAGCTTTGCGTTTGCCATCGAGAACCGTTTGCCCCGTCTTGCCCATCACGGATTTCCAGTAATCGAAAACCTCGTCAACTCCGTCTGGAGTTTTTTGTTTTCGTGGTGGCTTGGGTTTTTCATCAGGAACCGAGCCAGACGATTCGTCAGAATCGACGGATGTTTTTGTATTGTTTTTTTCTTCTTCTTTATCTGCTTCTTTCTCTGTATCTGTATCTAATTCTTGCTTAGAAGTAGCTTGCAAGTTTTTTGTATGGTTATCCCTATGTTTCAATAGGTTAGGAATTTTGATGGTTATATTGTCATCACAACGTTGGACGAACATCAGGCCAACGTCAGAGCAACATTGGACTAAGAACAGGAATTTTTTTGATGTGATGTTTGCTTGACGTCCCCACCTCGACAGGCTAAAAGTAACGTCACAACGGTCTGACTCGTCGATCATCTCAGCGACGATTTCGAGCATTTTGAAATAGAATCCATATCCCTCAAGACCGGCTTTATCTTCAAGGCGGGCCACTCGTTCATCATTTCGCGCGCTGGATTGATGCTTGAACCATTTCATTACGCATCTCCCGCCAATCCAAACCGGCGAGCAATCCATGCAATGCCCTCTGGGGTGAATCTGGTTTGATTAAATGCATGGCCGTTGGCCTCGCCTGTTTTCACCTCAAACAGACCTCTGTGGTGATATTGGGCGTGTGGATACCAGTTGCCGGACTGCTTGAAGATGATCCCGTCATCGCTGAGTTTTGCTATAAATTCTCGCTCTTTTTGACCGAGGACTTTAGCAACTTCGCGGAGGCTCTTTGTTGATCGAGCCTCAACGTAGTTTTCGAGGAATTGAACCGCTGGTTTGGCTTGTTCAATCTGTCGTTGCTGCTTATCGATAACTTCAGCCTGATCTGCTGCAAGGCGCAAGGCTTCCCACCTTGTCTGCGGAATCTTGAACTGATTCGCGTTTTCCAGTTCCTGCCATCGGTCAACCAGGCGCGCCGTAAACTCTGGCGACAACTGCGCCACAACGATGATGCTATCTCGCTTGCCGGATTCACCGCTGAACAAATAAACGAGCGTCTTATTATTTGGGCTAAGTGACTGTTTATCTTCAACTTTAGCCGTTGGCGCATGTTGGATTATCCCTCTTTCTGCCAATCGTTCAATCGACCGGCGAACGTCTGGATGGTTTGAATTGACCAGCTCTGATATTTCAAGGCTTGTCATCGTCAATTTTTTGTTTGAGAAAATACTGATTTCAGTCATAATGTACGCACCTTTGTTTTACCCACCGAGCCTTTGCACAGGCGATGACGTGGGTTTTCTTTTGCCTGCGAAAATGGCCGCAAACACGCCAATAAAAAAGCCTTCCCGTGGGTGATGACACTGCGGACACAGTATCATCACTCAGAGAAAGGCTCCCCCATGTGTCCGCATGGGTAAGCATATTATATATTAATCGCAGCACCGGGAGCAATCATAATTCTTGTGCCAGAGGCATGGCTCGCCTTTTCCCGACTAGACGCTTGCACCTTCATTTGAAGGCGGGTTTTTCGTCTGCAATTTCATGGCCGCAGACTTCGCCAGGCATATCTGTTACACGCACAACCACCTTGCCGCCTGGATGCGTATCCGTGCGAACAAAAGGCATTGAGCGAAATTTTCGATCATTGATTCCCAATCCATCAGCGATACCGTCACGCGAACTCTTGAATCGAGCCACCAAGTTGTCATCGTCGTAGTGGCGGCGTGATGGCGGGTAAAAGTCGATCCAGAACGCCACAGATGCGCCTGATTCGATGATTTCCTGCAGCGCCATCTGTTCTCTTGAAGCGGATGACTTAAGTGCCGCTTTTGCGAGCACATACGCATCGGCGCGGGTCTTTTTCACGACCCGTGCTTTAACCATGTGATGAGTGCGAGCGTTCGGTGAAAGCTCAGATGGTGGCCACGGTAGTTCGACAACTATTCGCATTGAACTGAGCCAATCGCACGAGCGATGATTAGGCCAAGAACAATCGCAACCACGAGCCACGATACGATAAAGAGCATCATTTTTTGCACTCCGAGGAAACATCGACAACAATCTCGTCAATATCGACTTCCGCGAATGCGTCCGATCTGCTTTGGAACAAAGTGCGTTGCTTTTTGACGACCAATAAATCGTTACCGAGTTCAACCCATATTTTTCTTCCAACGCACCTTGAGTCCCTGTGCTCTTTTTTTATACAAATTGCATATTTACTCATTTTTTATATCTCCCCTTAATGATTTCTTCGCGCGTTTTGTCGTAGCCTTTTGCGAACAGGCCGATAAGTATAAACAGGATTGACACGACGATGAGAAGCGCCAGCATCGTGATAACGCCGATAAATACGGTTGCCGCGATCCATTCGAGGATGGTCATTGGTCATTCCTCGCACACCACATATCCCGACACTCAGTCCCGCACCAGCGATGCCCGGAAGGAACCGGCTCATCACACTCAAGGCAATGCCCTGTAGGAATCGCAATCGGTGCTTCATGTTGAATCGCTTCAATCCGGCGGCGTGTTTCCGCTTCGATGCGGTCGCTCGTTGTGTCTACATCATCAGCCATTTTTATTTCTCCTTTTTGGTGGAAGCGCGTCATTTTCATTTGGGTAAATGTCTGGGTTTATGTCATGCGGCGAGTATTCCCAATCGAGCGCCTCACAAAGCTGGATGATGCGATCAGGTGGAACCCCCCTCTTAATCCATTGAGACACTCCCGCGTGTGTCATCTGAAGTTTTTCAGAGATGATGACTCGCGCCCCTTTCTTTTCGTGCCATGGTGTTTTTTTGTTCATGCCGATAATTATGAAACAGGGCGTTACATATTGCAAGCATTGCAAGCTCTAGAAAATATTTATGCGCCATAGAAAATAACTCGCATCTTTTTCGATATTTTTTACAACTAACCGTTGCATTCTGTAAAACGTGTTGTTAAAGTTCACCCATCAACAACGAACGAGGTGAGCGAGATGGGACAGATAATCAAAATACACGATCAAGTTTTCGAAGCGCCGACACGCGAGAACCTGGTTAAGCAGCAGATCAAATTTATGGGAGAGCGTTACATCGCACATCCAAAGTCACGCGGATTGCCGCCAGCAGGTTTTCAAGCGTTTCTGATGCGTCAGGATCGCCGCCAGCGTGAAGCCGCGAGGGCTGCGAAATGAACAGCGTTTACATAGGCGACCCATACGCGGCTATTGATTCTGAATATCAGCGCCGCGTGGATGATGAGGACGCATACGCATCCGAGCTTGAAAAGCGCACCGATGAACAGATTGCTATCATCGAGGATGGCGAAATTATCGATCTGTTCTGTGATGGTGATCGCGCATTGGCAGAAGCTGCGCAAATGGCTCTGTACGACCTGATGAAAGCGGATAAAGGCACAAGTTCTGAGGGGTTTAACGAAGCCGCAAAGGGCTTGGCTGACGCTGTAAACGCAATGATTTACGGAATGGCAAAAGAGCGTGCCGAAGCAAGCATCAAGGCTGATTTGGCATACGACGAGCATTAACCCGGCGGCAGATGCAGATAACCGGATTCACCTAGTACCGCTTACAGGCTGCATCCGATTTGCCCACGTCACGGGCATTTATCCGAGAGCGTATTCCCTGCACGAATGCGCTCCTTGATGAATCAACGACTAGGAGAAAGCAAAATGAGCCGCATGGGTGATTGGGTTTTAGAGCAGCAAGAGCAACGAGCGAACACGAACAAACCGAACTTAGAGGATTTTGAACATGAGTATTGCAACGATGATTTTGGGCGAATCGGGGACGGGAAAATCAACCAGCCTGCGCAACCTCGATCCGAAAAACACGCTACTGATTCAGGCAGTGCGCAAACCGCTTCCGTTCCGTTCTAGCGAGTGGAAGCCATGGACGAAGGCAAACCCAGACGGGTCGGTTTTCGTAAGCGATAACAGCGCCACGATTGTGCAAGCGATAACCAAGACAACGAAGGAAATCATCGTAATTGATGACTTCCAGTACGTGATGGCGAACGAGTTTATGCGCCGCGTCACTGACGTGGAAGTGGGTAACGCAGCCTTCGCAAAATACAACGAGATCGCGCGTCATGCATGGGATGTGCTGACCACGGCTTCATCCCTTGGCGAAGAAAAGCGCGTCTACATCATGAGCCATACGGCAACGGATGACTTCGGCAAAACAAAGATCAAGACCATCGGCAAGCTGTTGGACGAAAAGATCGTCATGGAGGGCTTGGTGACGATTGTCCTTCGCACCGATGTGATTAACGAGCAGTACATATTTACTACTCGAAACAGTGGCAAGGACACGGTTAAAAGCCCTCTTGGGCTGTTCGAGGAAGATCACATCGACAACGACCTGGCTGCGGTCGATCAAGCAATTTGCAGCTATTACCAACTCGGCCAAGCGGCCTAATCAAGAGGAACGAACCATGAACTACACACTGAACCCAGAAGCCGCAAAAGCCGCCGACACGATGAACGGACGTATTGAAGAAACAGGCAAATATATCGGGATTTTCACTCGGGCCGAGGAATCAGAAAGCACGAAAGGCACCAAGGGAATTGAGATGTCATACAAGTCAAATGATGGCCTTACCGCTGATTATCTATCTCTGTGGACTGTGAATGCAGACGGCAAAGAGATTTATGGCTACAAGGTGCTGATGGCGGTCATGACTTGCATGAAAACCAAGACACTGACAAATACCGTTGGGAAGGTCGAGAAGTACGACCAAGACCAGCAAAAGCGCGTGGTAGTTGATGCAAAAATCTATCCCGAACTGATGGATAAACCTATCGGCCTGCTGCTGCAACGAGAGGAATATCTCAAGAAAGACGGCAGAACAATCGGCTCGAAAATGAATATTGTCGGCGCGTTTGATCCAGAAACGGAAATGACCGCAAGCGAGATTCTTGACCGCAAGACAAAACCAGAATTGCTTGAACGAATGGTTGCCGGACTAAAAGACAAAATCGTATCGGCGCCAAAGGCATCGAATAGCAACGAGCCGCCAACTTATGACTACGCGCCTATGCCATCCGACGATGTACCGTTCTGAGGTGTGCCATGAATCTATTTGAATTAGCAGAAGAATACAAGGGCATAGAGGCGGCAATCTCTGACATGGACTTCGATGAGCAAACCATGTCGGACACGCTGGAAGCCGCGCGCTATCCATTTGAACAGAAGGCCGTGAATGTTGGCCTGATGATTCGAAATCTTGAGGCCGGAGCGTCGGCCAAGAAAGATGCAGCAGCAGGAATACTGAAACGTGCTGCATCTGATGAAAATAAGGCCAAATGGCTGCGCGACTATCTGCTGGCATCAATGAAAGCAGCCGAGCGTAAAAAGATCGACAGTCCATTGATTGCGCTATCGGTTGCCAAGAATCGTGCATCAGTTGTGATTGACGTTGAGGCGGCTGTTCCAAAGCAGTACTGGACACAGCCAGCAGCGCCAGAGCCTGTTATCAGCAAGACGCTGATTAAGGATGCAATCGACGCGGGGCAGATCGTGCCTGGCGCGCATATTCAAAAAGGTGAGAGGGTGGTAATCAAATGAACGAAGCCGTCGAATCGGTACAACTGGATGAGGTGATGGTATGACCGAAAACCAACTCAAACGCCAACAAGCAATCGACGCACTGCGAATTGCCGAGATTGATTTGATTAACGGCACACGGCCATTGAGCCAGATTATTTACAACATAGAAGAAGCGATGGTCTGCGTTACGTCGCTAATGAGAACGCGCAAATCTGACATGAAAGAGGAAGTGGAAGCATGACCACACAAAACCAACTCGACCGCTTCCGAGAAGCCGCAAACGAAGCCACGCCGCCAGCATCAACGGTGATGTTTGAGATGATTGCGTTGATTGAGGGGATGGATTCGGCTCACGCGATGCCGGATGGTCTCCTAACTGCAGAAGATGCTCGGCATGAGGTCATGAGCCATGACGAATGGCAGTATGCAGATCGAGAAGCCACGTGGAGGTGGGTGTTTGAGCGCGGCAGGCTCTCCGCCGCACAGAAGCCGCCAGCCGGAATGCAGTTGGTGCCGGTTGAGACTGTTGGAGTGCTCATGCGGTGCGAATGCGACATTGGTAATTTGCTTGAGACAAGCGAAGGGCTATTGCCGGAAGAACGTGAATACATTGCCGATCTGCACAAACAGATTATCGGCGCACTAAAAGCCGCGCGAGGTGAATCATGAACACTTGTCATTATTGCAACATGCCGGGAGATTTAAGACCGTATGGCCCAAAAGGTGCAATGGTCTGTTTTCAATGTGCAATGGCAACGCCTGAGCGCGAGAAAGAGGCCGGTGAAATGTTTGGGTTGCAGCTTAATGCTTCTGGCCCTGTCGCGGTAATCGACGGATCACAAGTTGGCCCATACCCAGCCAAGCATGCGGGAGTGAATCATGAGCGAGATTAAGACTTGGCAGGCCACACACGAAGGATAAAAATCATGACTAAAACATACCACGCGATGAGTATGCCCGAGATAATCGCCATGCAGGAGGAGAATGCGAGACTCCGCGCGGCTTTGGCCAAAGCTCAGCGAGATACCGTTCTTATGGATTGGCTGGCTGACATGAATAACTATATTGGGCAAGTCCTCCTACCGACCGCGTCAGTGCAGCGCAATCCTGGGTCAATGCGTGACGCGATTGAAGATGCTATGAATGGTGGTGCCCAATGAACCTAACCAACATCAGAACAATCCTTCGACAGATTGGTGCAAATGGCGGCAGCGGATGGGGTCTGCCCGATGACATCGTATCTGAGGAAGAAGTCGCCGCCAGCATGCATGGCAAGCGAATTATCAAAGCTTTAGAGAAGTACCGTTCTGCGCTGATAAGCATTGGCCGACCTGCGACTGTTAGGGAAATTGCCGATGCGGCTGGATCCACGGCCAGCTCAGCAAACTACTTCATCAAAGCGCACCCAGAGTGGTTTAACCGGATCGAAGTGCCTACCACTTCGAAAATGACATATTTGATTGAATTGAGGGTGAATTGATGGGCGGATTTAATCGGGAAATAGAGAAGCGGGAGAAAGTGAAATGACAAAACAGGAAATTCTTGAAGTGCTGCTTCTGTTGTCGGCACTTGAGTCATGGTCTTTTGCAGACAAGCACCATTTGCCAGATTATCTGCTTGAGCGGCTTGATCTCGCGATTGGAAACATGACCGAAAAACTATTGGGCGATGAAGCTAAAAATTGACAATTGATGTGTATAATTAACGCACTGATGATTTTGGATTGCTGGATTGCGGTCGGTTGTCAGTGCTAACACGCATGGATATGGTTACAAGTGCTAATAAAGATCGGTTCGCTGGTTGAAAATGTGCGCCATGCCCATGACGTGTTGGTGAATGAATGGTGGCACTTTCCACCATGCGAGCGTAAGGGCGGTAACAATACCTATTCAGTGGATGCACTGGACGCCAACAACAAAAAATGACCGCCGCCTCTGCTTATGTACGCGGCGGTTTTCTATACATATCAGAAAAACGTGTATAGTTTTTGGCGTTTTCTATACGCGTTCGCATCAACTCGCCGCAATCCTAACCCGGCTCACTTCTCCTCTGTCGGCATGATAGGTAATCACCTGGGCTGATCGGTCTGCATGATATCCATGACGTGATGAATGCGCGTCTTTGGCAGCTAGTGTCTGATGCTGTTCAACGATCATCAACGGCGTTTCAATCAGTTTTGCGTGGTGTTGATGCCCCATGTGTGCATAGCTGTACTTGGTTCGCCCGATAACCTCGCGGAACTTCGCCGCCATTACTTCGGCGATTTGATCAGGTTTTCGCATGTGCCCGTGATGGAAAAATAGGCTAGTTTTCCCATGCTCTACGCAATAGTACGGTGTCGATGATCTGTCTATGGTCACACGTGGATTGTCAGCATACAGTTGGGCAAATAGCACGCGAAGCCAGACTGAGGAGGCTAAATCGTGATTTCCTTCTGCCATTAGGACGTGGACTTGCTCATGCTTCTGTAGTAGCCGATTTACGACATGCCGAAGCGTGCATACAGCCGCTTCTACAATCTTGGGGAACCGGGAATCTGCATCAAGGATATTACCGCTCGTTGGCGTCATGGCCACCAGCCCATCGAAATGAAGGAAGTCACCAAGCTGGGCAAATACCGCACGCTTTGAATTGGGGGTTATTGCTATCGCTTCATCTATCCACCGATAAAGCTGGCCCTTGGCTATAGTCAAATCCCAATCGGCCCCACCTTCCTTATGCCATGCCAACATGCCCAGGTGATAATCAGTCAACACATAGCACGATAGAAGGTCATCAAATACGCGCGGGGGTTTCCGAACTGTAGAACATGGCTCTACTTCTTTAGATAGCGCATTAACCGCAGCGATTAGGGCTTGGTGCGTCTTTTCCTTATCTTCGCTAGTCTTGTACCATTGGAGAACCGTTGCACCTGTGCGTTCATCTACGAGGGCAGAACGACCGCTTAGCTTCTCGAACTCTGCCAATGGGAACCGGATATTGTGTTCTGGTGAGTAGCCGCTCTTAGCCGCCCGTTTCTTCACCCGATCCAGAGTTTCGGCGATTGTTGATTTTCCCCTGCCTAAAAAAACGGCAGCCTTCCTGGTGCTGCCATGATCTATGATTGCTTGTACCGTCGCTCGTTGGTTGTCTGTTTCGCAGTATTGGAGGAGCGGTTTAAAGTCCATTAATGTTTTCCCTTAATCGCCGCCACGGTCGCATCATGGCGTGCAGAGCAGTCGTGGTACATGCCTGCCGTGTTTACAATCCATGCCGCAATGGTTTTTTGTTGCCCGTCATCAATGTGTGGCAAAGGTTCGCAAGGCGCGGCAAGATTAGCGGGAAGGTTTAACCCCGTCGATTGCACTGTTGAACATGCTGACAACAGCGGGAGAGTAATCACAAGAATGATTAACCGGAACATTTTTGACAATCTCCTTTACGCGGGTGCGGTACTCGATGCGCGTTTTTGCCTGTTGAGCTTGATAGAACTCGGCGTTCTTATCGGCAATGGCTTGTTGCTGTGCTATGGCCTGTGCAACGTGCGCCTTGACGTTAGCTTCACCAGCCGCATACACCGAATGATGATACCAGGCGAATGCGGCAATAAGTGACGCGGCAATGACGCCATAGACGATAAGGCGAATGGTTGAGAATCCGAACATTATGTATTCCCCCGAATCCGTAGCATGGCACCCAATGAAGTCGCCAAAATGCCGGTTGCCGTCGAAAAATGGATAGAATCGAACGGCTGTTTGAGCACATATACGTTTGCAAACTCAAGCCAAATAAACGCGATCACCAGCGCAAACGACCAGACGCGCGCATCATCCGGTATGCCCTGCGGATCTGAAAATAGCCGCCCAATCCATCCGCCCATTACTTGATAACCGGCAACGGATCGGCGGCAACTGTTTCCACTTTGGAAACGATTGACTTTGCTTCGGCAGCAACGGCATCAGTCTTGGTTTCAACTTGGCTGATACGAACATGAATTTTCAAAAAGTCGCCTTTGATTATGTCGATTGCCGCTTGTACTTTCAGGTGATACAAATAAGCAAGAGTGAAACCAGCCCCCATGCCAACAAGTAACGCAACCAACACAACAACGATTTGAGTGACCATAACGAACCTCTTTGTTTGTTTGAAAATCAGCTAGATAATATTATACAACTTCGCCAGTGAGCACCATATGCTGCAATCGGACAGCACGAGCGCCAACTTGGCCCCACCAAACGCTGTTTTGCATTTGTTCGGCAGCTGATTTCCAATCTGAATTTTTCATTGATTCAAGAAACTTCTGAAAGCGCATCAACTTATTTATGCCAAGATTGAAGCACATATTCACGAGTACGCGCTGGCGAATCTCGTCAAGCTGCGTCCACCAAGGCAGTTTTTCGTTCAGGTCAGCGATGGTTGAATCAATATCCGAGCAAAGAAGCGACTTGATGAATTCATCGGGCAACTTGCACCCCATCCGCGAATCAATGCAGTGGCCAACTCCGATAGTCCAGTACCCAAGTGAGTCCTGATACGCATAAGGAACACTGCCCTCATCGCGCATCAGCTCGGCTTCCATCGCACTCATGTCGATCATGGCTTCTTGCTCTGCGCTTGAGCAATCGCGTGCTCTGCCAACAACTGCGCCTGGAACCGCGTTACCGCATCCGGGCAGATGAAAAATGATTGCGTGTTGTTTTGCGACTTGTAGCCTTTGCCGCCTGCTTGATCAGGCATGACGAACGCGCCCTCGCCGGAAACGCTCCAATTCGTCGAACCCTCTGCGCCAACTAACCCGTCGGCAACGAATCCTTTGGTATGGCTGATTTGATGCGTGGCCGACTGGCCGATGACAAAATGCGAGTTGTACCCAATAGGGTCTTTGGCCGCGTCAGATTCGAGTAGCCGTTTCTCATGCGCGCCGCCAGCCTGTGACTTGTCCAGCGTGATCAGACAGGTGATCGTCGGATCGTGGATGATGCCCATGATGATGTCATTGAGTTCATCATCGTCGTACCCAAACATCCCAAGGTAAAGCGATACGGTGACACGGCTAAGGACATGTTTCAGCGCACCATGAATGTCATCACGTCCGGCAAACATCAAGCGGAAGTCTGATGAAGCGCGAGGATTGACCTGTTGCTCTTTTGTGAATGGAACCAGCTCGTCGAGGGAGAAAGATTGAAGGCTCATCCCACTCTCCCCCCATGCACCGCTGCCCAAATCACAGCCAAGCCGCCAGCAACACCAACAACCCATTTAATGACCGTGGGAACTCCCTTGATCGTTTCGTATGCCCGCGTCACATCCTTGATATCCGCCTTGATCTCGGCCTTCATCTCGTCATGTTTCGCGTCGATGTAGTCCATTAATAGCCGGATATCTTCACTACCTCGGCTTCTGATTGCTGCGGCTATTTCTGCACGCTCCATACGAAGTCGTTCAATCTCTTTTTCTGCATCTGACATATCAAATCCTTTTTTATAGGAAAGGTAAGCCCCGCCGAAGCGGGGGTGTTTAAGTATTACAGCAGCCCACTCGCATTGCCCCCAACGCAATCAACCGTCAGCGTAGGGGTAGAGCCGATGGCCGTGAATGTGAACACGTAGTCTCCGTAACCACCCTTCGGCACAGCCGGATTGGGCAAGATCGTCCCAACTGTGACGCCTGTGCCTCCCGCCAGCGTTCCGGCATATCCCGTGGAACTCTGGTCGTTGTTGATGAAGCGCCACTTGAAAGCCGTACCCACCACGGCGTTAGTCATTGCGGAAAGGATGTTGACCGCCGTGTCTGTAGTGACGGTGAACGCCGCCGTTTGGGTGGCGCCGTCTGCAAGGTACTGGCCTGCAAGTTGTGCTGCCGTTGCAGTGATGGCTCCGGAGGTTGTGGTGGAGGAGACTGAGAGCAGGGAGGATTGGTAGAGATTGCTTCCCATTTTCACATTATCCCCGTTGAAAGAATAAAACTCTTGATACGCATACGCGGATGATGTGACATAAAAACAAGGCTCACTCAAGTATATATTTGTGCAGCCACCAATATATACAGCGGGGTTTCCTGTACTATTTGTATTGCTACCATTATATATGGTGAAAACACCACAATTAAGATTCGCAACGTTCGTCAGACGAAGGGGTGCTGCAAATCCATCAAGAATTCCACCCCCAATATTACAGTTTTTTGCGTTACCTATAAGAATACCATAACTTGAAGATGGGGCACCCTTTAATATTATCTTGTCACCAATGGTAACGCTGCCGACAGTCGCCGATCCAACTGTGGAAACAACTACCCCATTTGTAACTATATCGCTAACAACAATATCATCGGCGGTTAATCCGTCAATAGACGAATAATTTCCGGCTTGTATAGCTGTCAATGGACCGGAACCATGCACCCCGGAAATGCCAATATTAGTATTGGGTGAACTATAAAAGCTACTGTTACCAATTAATGACACCATCAAAGTTTCGCCACTAGAAGCAGCGGTACCTGATATATTTTTTATGGTGCCATTAGCACCACCAATGACATGGACTACAGAGGAAGAAAAATTAGCGCTTGATATATTTTCAATTGAAAAGTCAGATGTTACGCCCGAAAAGCTGGTGTCATTAATTATTGCTGCAACATCATCCCCATTAGTGCCACCACTTACATTGAGAATTCGGACATCTTCATTGAAATATCCAACATGTACGCCGTCCCCTAGGGTTTTATTTGGGCGGATATTATTTATATGACAGTCAGTATTGCTTGAGGAGCTATTGTTCCCTTGAACATAAATTCCAAAATTGGGGGAAAAGTCTATATCCACATCGCTTATATCCACGGAAGATAGCCCGGTTGATCCGAAGGCTCCACTTCTAAAATCCAAACAATGACTTCCTTGACGGGACGTAGCAGGATTCTGGTAATTATATGTACCACCACGAAACCTAAATGATCCACCTATCCCGTATATTGCTAGGGTCGGGCTATTGGCCGTGGCAACCGACGTGTTTAGGAGGGTCACCGAGTCTGAAATATCCATACTTAACCCGTATACCGGTGCCAGAAAATTGACTAGGACTCCCGTAGTAACATATGTTCCTGCTACTTTCATAGCAAAAGGAATGCCTTTGTAAACAGAAAACATAATGGCGCTGATAATAGCGGAGGTGGAGTCCACAATACCTTTTGGATCAGCACCGTAGTAATACGGGTCAGCGTATGCCCCACCTGGATTGCGACCTGTTATATAATCAGTTACCTGCACCGCATTGCTGGTAGCCACTGTAGGCGCAGCAGCCCCAGGAGCCACCGATCCAGTATAGGTGTAGGTAGTCCCCGTAACACCGCTCGCCACTAGTCCAAGCGTTGTACTACCGGCTATAGTGGCATAAATATCCATAGCGGTTTCGTTGAGCGGGTTGACCCAATTGAAGATCATGGTGCCGTTAGCGACTACCGTTACTGAAAATGACGAGCTAACTACGCCGTAACCCGTTGCGTCGTATGCAACTACAGCGCCTTGATACGTCCCCGCCGCTAGAGTGCCACCACTTGACCCAGCAGTAATCGTTGGCACCGGGGAGACGATGGGCGACGTAACCACCTTCAGCAGATTAATAGCGCTCGTCGGGGCAGCAGGAGCAGCGGCACCATTGGCTACCGAAGCATAAGCAACCACGCCCGTGTTGGTCATGCTGACATAGGTATCACTACTGACTGGGTACGTATTAGCAGCCGCTGATTGCAGCACTGTGCGCTGCCCAAGGATATACGCCGCGCCTGCCGGTATCGTCATGGACAAAGACGCGGGGGAAGGAACAGTTGGATTGATGCCCGAGACAATGTAGTCAGAGACGATATCGGCCGCCTGTAGGTCGCCTCTAGATAGAGAACCCCCAGTTGTTTCAATCAGATCAAAAGCCGTTGCCGCGCTGTTAACCCGAACCTTGAACGCATAGCCGGCAACTATTTCACCGCCCTGCAAATCCGCCGATGCAACCCCATGAATCGGCATTGATGCCAACCCATTCACCGAGAGTGTTGATACCCCTGTGTTGCCGTTCAGGACACTATTAACCCACAATTCAGCACCAGGAACATATGCCAGAATCGCAGGAGTTAATGCGGCTGAATAGGCATTAACAGCCCCTGAATCAATCGAAGAGTTATAAGTCCCAGCCTGAACGTTTTGCAGAAGCGCAACAGTCCCAGCCGTGGGCAAACATGCAGCACCATCTCCAACTGACCAATTCTGTGCTCCGGTTCCTTCACGAGCGCGAATGACCGTTAGGGTTGTGCCGCTGATATTGGTTACGTAGCAAATTTCCTTAGTTAGCCGAGTCGCCGCATCCGTAAAAGTAATTGGCATCATCTGACCGGCTAGGAGCGTAGGCAGATTGGCAGAGCTTGACAAAGTGAAGGTCGTGCCAGTTGATGACGTGGCGGATGATAGAGTTGTTTGAACGTTGTTCGCAATTACAAAAATATTCATAAACTGATTTTTAACCTCAAGTTATTTTTTAGAATGTTATCGCTTGAACAGCGGCTGCGGTTGTTGCAGCGCGTACTGCTGCCTTCTGAGTTTGCAAATGGGAAAATGCCGCAGCCCCACGAGTACCGATTGCAGATGCAAGCCCCTTCAAATCAGCGACCGTGAACGGCACCTGAGAATTATCTTTCGCTACCCACGAATAACCTGATGGCAAAGGAGTACCAGCAGTGATATACACTGCCATCTGCTTGGATAAAATATCCATACTATCTGCATCCGCTTGGAATGTCTGATTTACACCCCCCGCGGATGTGTACTGAATGTCAGCATAGATCGCAGATTGATATGATGATGTTAGTAAGGCAATTTGTTTGGCAGCAGTAGCAGATAGCGTTGGGGAAGGATCTGGTATGATAATTAGAGCACCATTCTGATAATCAAGAGTCTCACCAGTTGCCCGGATAATTGCCGTTAAATATTCACCTTCTGTTACTTCTACTAAATCCAATGGCTCATTAGGATAAGTCAAATCATCAGGATAAAATGATTGTGTTTGTTTTGAAAATCGGATTGTCATTTTGTTTTTCCTCAATACCCAATAGCAAATGATGCGGCACCAATTACATTACCAACTCCTTTGCTACTAAAGCCATCCCAGTAATAATTAGTTCCAGTTGTAGTGTTTGTCCCGCCTCGGATAATATATCCTACATTAGCAGTAGTATTTGGTACAAGGTACATAGTTGAGAGAAAACAAGAATTCGGGAAAGCGATTGGGAAATTCCATGTTCCATCTGTTCCAAGTGTGACGTTAGGACTCCCCCACTGGAAAATAAGCCCGCTGGGTAGCTGAAAGTAGCCGTTACCACTAATCGACTGGATAAACTGACCCAAAGCCACTGGGTTATTAGATGCAGATGCATTAGGTATTTTTGGCGCGTTAGGGAAGCCAGCTACACCACCAGTCATATTAATTACGGCTTGGGCATTCGTATATAGTGATAATTGCCCATCACTGGCACTAAACATCCCTGTATCGGCGGCACCATCGCCTAAAAATGAATATCCCCCAACTGCACCGGATCCTTCAGCCGAGAGAAATTTCTGGGTTGCTGTGACCGTTGTTCCAGCTATATACCCGCTAGTTGTATCAATCAGATCAAAGGCTGTTGCCGCGCTATTAACCCGGGCCTTGAACGCAAAGCCAGCGGCGATCTCGCCGCCCTGCAATGCTTTGCCGCCAGCGCCATAAATCGGCAAAGCGGCAAGGCCGTTAAGCGCAAGAGTTGATGCTCCCGTGTTGCTATTGATGACGCCGGAAATCCATGCCTCAAGCCCCGGGGTGTACGCAGTTATCGAGGGTGACAGCGATCCAGCGTATGCGTTGGCAACACCGGTATCGGTTGCGTAGTTATAAGTCCCAGCCTGAACGTTTTGCAGAAGCGCAACAGTTCCAGCAGTTGGCAAACATGCAGCACCATCTCCAACCGACCAATTCTGTGCTCCGGTTCCTTCACGAGCGCGAATGACCGTTAGGGTTGTGCCGCTTATCGCTGTAATATAGCAAATCTCCCGGATCAATCCCGTTGCGTCATCAGTAAACGTAATTGGCATCATCTGACCTGCAAGCAGCGTAGGCAGATTGGCAGAGCTTGACAAAGTGAATGTCGTGCTGGTTGATGATGTCGCAGCAGATAAAGTGGTTTGAACGTTATTGGCAATTACAAAGATATTCATACAAGAACCACCGTGAATTTAACTTGGAAAGGCATTGCTAGATAATTTTCAAATAGCAGAATTTGAAATGCCTGCGAAATTGACGAATTTGGTATTTTTATTTCAACTACGCCCTTTATTAGATCACTTGAAACAATGTCTGAATTATATGGTATTGAATCATATTCGCCAGTTCCATATGGCCCATCAGTATAAAGACCCGCCCCTCTTAGGCTGACGTGCTGCAAATCATCAACGGTAATATCTTGACCGCCGGCGCCGTATAGAAATCTAGCTATTCTTCTTTTTAACCAGACTAGTGACATTTGATAACCATCACCTAGATATAAATGCCAAGTCAAAACTCTTTTGTATATATCATCGCTGACAAGAGAGGATGTTCCAGATTGCTTCTTAATCGACGCATTGTATACTCCCACATCATATGAAACCGTATCATATTCTCCTGATATGCTATTCTTAACTGTCGATAAATACGGGCGACTTATCCCATAAATTCCAGTTGCACACCAGTCAAGCAATGTGCCTGAAATGCTTTGGTTTGTATATATAGCCAACGGTGTTTGATTAAACCAGTCTAAATAGCTTTGAGTCAGTGAATTGTATGAATTAACGAATGCCTGCAAATCGTCATCATCAGCATATTGCTGATAAAGGTACGATGGCATTATTGATGCCAAAGGTGTCGTGTTGAATGATTCAGTAATCATCCTTGAGTCACACTAACGCCGGTTTGAGTTGTGTAAAAATAACTTTCACTGTCTCCATAAATAATATCTGTTCCCGCAGATGGCAGTGTTGTTACACCGTCTATCTTGACTGAAAATGTCAATGCAGTTAGATAATATAAATGGCCGAGAGCTGACGACACCGCGTCTTGAAAAGCCCTCGTCATCTCTAGAGTATTAATTGGCTGGCCTACGCCGATGCTGTTTATATAATTAATAATTGCAACGGAAGCTAATTGGTTCACAGATGCCGCTCCAGTGAAATTTGCATTCGTTGTGTTCCATATGCAACTTACCGCTACCACTTGCTGCGGTGGAGACACAAAGGTTATTGTGTAGGTATCGGGAGGGTCTGTAACTGTGACTGTTATATTTCTCGCCGTTGTCGTAGAACCGATAATGCTTGATAAATCCAAAATCCCTTTATAAATTGCATTTGCTACGTCATAGGGATCGCCGCCGCCGCATATTATCTCCCACCCACCGGAAACTGCGGATACTGAAATCAATCTCGGCTGAACCCCCGGAACTTTTCCGAGAAGTGTTTTTATATAAGTCGGCGTACCTTGTCCGGCAGATGAATATGCGTTAATAATCCGCGACCGATATGATTGGACTGTTTCGGCGGCAGATCCAGCAACCCCGGCAATCTGATTTTTTACCGTGATTGCGTAGCCAGAGGGGACTGATGTGATTATCTGGGTGACGGTATTAATTGGTACCGGCCAAGAACCTGATTGGGTTGCTACGGCATAAAGAGGATTGGTGTCTCCTCCTGTCAATATAACGCCGCCCTCTTGGATAATATAATTATATGTTCCATCGGAAACGTTAAACCCGGCTGGTATTATGTATCCAGCGGGGCCGCTAAAAACGACATAAACACTTGTGTTGGTCGGTACGCCTTGAGGAATTCCAAACTGCGCGCCCATTTGCTGAAGCACAAAAGCATTTGCGCCATAGGGTGTGATAGAGTTAATTGCATCAATGCGCGCTTGGTCTATCTGAACAACAGCTGAAACGTCGGTAGAAACAATATCTTCGATCAGAGAGCCTGGCAGATTTGCGGTTAGACCCGGTGATTGCTGGGTTGCGTCTGTAACGATTGCTGATCGTATATCCGCCGGAGACGTAGGAAGAGCGCCCTTTGTGCTCATTACCAATGGTATTTTACTCATATTGGTATGTCTGCCCCTAAAATAGCGCCTTTATTCGTAACTGCCCGAACATTATACACAGGCGGCGTTGATTGTGGAACGCGATTAATTACTAGCGACGCAAAGTACCCGGAATATTGGGATTGCGCCAGCATTGCGTAGTAATCGGGGAATACCTGAGTAACAACAGATTGCTGTGCGGGTATTCCATTTGCGGCAAAGAATGGGGATTCGCCTATATTTAACTGTAAGTCCTGAGCGAGTGCGGTTAGATAAACAGAATCATGCATTCCGTCCGCATCAGTGGTTATTTCATGCCAGGTTGCGTTTCCGAGAAGATCGTAAGTGCGTCCGTATATCCTCATTATATCGGCCCCGTTGTGTCGCTTGTTCCAGCTGTAACGCCGCCATGAACGTGAGTATCGAACGATATCCCATTAATCGACATGCCAGCGCTCGTAATGCTAACAGTATAAGACCCGATCGTAACATGGAAGCCAGTTGAGTCAAGTTTCGCGGTATTAGACCCAAATGTCATCGTGGTGCCGCTGGTATCTGATTTAACGCTTGATGGCGTCCCGGTTGTTGTCTGCCCGATAAATCCGTTAGGCCCTTGTGCTATCGCTGCATTTTGATCTGATGGCGGGGATCCTGACGTGCTGACTGGCATAAAAACTAAGGCGGTCAAATTGGCTGGCTTAGATGTGATTTTTGGGACGCCACCGCCAAGCCCTGCGATTCCGCCCAGTAGAGCATCAGCCGGAACGGTAATGCCTGCGTCTCCAACCTGGGTCGGCATCCTGATCCACGGCGATTCGGCTTTCGGAATTGTTATTTCAGGCAAAACCCACGGCGTGGTATCAAGCTCAAATTTAACCGTTACAATAGATCCGGCAACTGATACTACTCGACATGGCAATGCGCGCCCGAGTGATTGAATTGCTGCCTGCGCTCGCATGATCGCAGTTTGGTTTTGTTGTTTTTGTAGCCATAGTTTTACGTGTGCGTTATTGCTCATGGCTGCGTGCCTTCAACAGCACAATTCATGATTGTTGCCCAACCTGATCCATCGGGTGATCGATAATTGCCGATGTGCCGCATTTCGATAACGTAGAACTTGCCCAGAAATGCGCTATTGTATTTCATGCTAGACGGCATGGAATCTGTTCGCGTTGAAATCAATCCGGGGATATTCTGAAACTTTTCAGGCATATTTATGTATGATCCACTTATTATATCTGCGCGCAGTACGGTTTTTACCTGCATTACATTCGGACTAATCCACGTCGGTTGACCTATAAGATCAGTAAAAGCAATCGGCACCGGATCGGGCTTGTATGTATCGTCGAAAATATTTATCTCGTTCGCCTGCGGAACGATATAAACAGGGTGATTCATTTCTGTGCTTATTTGGAGCACGAACTGGGCTAGGTCATCGAGTGTGCCATAAAATCCAACACAGTCATAAGGCAACTTTAAGTCACCGCTGATGTTAATATTAATTTTTGATTTTTTATAAACACCGCCAATTGTTTGTTTAAGCGCATCAGAAAATGGCGTGTTTTTGATCCAGTTAAGCGTGAAGTTTGCCGGATTGTTGAAATAATACTCTGACGGATAGACGAAGAACGTCAGCGTCATTTCTGTTCCCTCCCAATTCCCAAAGGACTGGAAGATGAAACCGCCTGAAATAATTCCTTGCTGAGATTTATTTGCCAATGGCAGGCCAGCTGCCATACCCGCACTCAATACGAACGTCAGACCCGTGTATTTTTGCGCCTGCTGCAAATCGTTCAGCGATACACCTTCTATTGTGATTATCTGTCCGCCGGATGGGGTGGATGATGGTGTTACGATCATGTCAAATTCAATGTTCTGCGCACCGGGGTCATAGATCCCATTCGGGTGCGACCTCCATTGCTTAACAATGCGCCCGTTATCAGTGACCGTCAGATCGTAAAATCTCACGGCGTCACCTCAAAATTACCGGTTCCCGCTCGGTAAAGAATGGTTGACTGCGTAAATAGCCCTGTTGCTAATGGAATATCAAATCCATTCGGTGATCCAATTAACGCTCCATGCCATGTAATCGCACCGGATGAGCTGTATAGCGAAAAATACCATCTTTGAGCCGCGACATTCCATGTTGCCGCACCGAGATATGAAGCGCCATCAAGTGTGAACGTAGTCGAGAATGGCGGGGATTGCGCATCAGATGGGGTAAAAGGAATTATCGTAGTCATCAATATACCCCGTTGGATGCATATGCACCAGTTATGCCGCTTGGGGAAGACTGCGTTAATACATTGCCCCCAGACAGTTTAGCCATCTGTGCGCTAAATGCTGCATTAGCATCTTGAGTGCTAATCAGTGGCTGAATGAAATCAATCTGCCATTCGATTTGCTTTTGTGATGTTTGCTCGCTGGTGATGTCCGTCATAGCTGTCATTACACAATTCTGATAAATATAAGCAGGCGTTGCAACTGTATATGTTCCACCTGCATTATTGTGATTGTTAAGCGAGTTTCTAAGAGCGGTGAAAATAGCAAGCTTTGTTAAATAACCGGCTGTGTCTCTAACCGGTGCAATCATTCGCAACGAGATATTTTTCGGTGATTCAATAATGGCATTTGCTGCTACTTGCTGATTTGCAAATGGATATGTAGCAATCTGGTTATTGATTACGGTGCCGCCTGGTATCGGCAGAAAGCGCGCATAAAACGAATCAAGGCTAAATCCAGATGTCGCAATTCCCTGACCCAATGATGCCAATTGCCCCGTCAATGCGATAATCGGAAATGGGAACGAATAAGAGCCACCAGTCAGAATGATTGGCGACACTTGAAACGCAAGATCATATGCATCACGAAACGCGGAATTTGCCATTATCTCGCCGCCGCATTAGTGGATGAATAAATATCGGCACCTGTTTTGTTCGTGATTGTAACATTAACAGTCGGTGTTTTTACATTGTTCGCGCGATCAATTCTAGCCATTGTCTGCTGAACGTAATTTGAAGTTTCTCGGTAATTCTTAGGTGACTGATATTTAGACATTTCGGATTGCCAGTCACCATTTTTACCGGCTGCTTTTATTGCTTTGTCAACCGTCCCGCTTCCCGCATTATATGCAGCTAATGCCTGCTTCAGATTGCCGTGATAACGTGCCATGTTTTCTGACATTATCTGACCGAATCCCATCGCAGATTCACGGAACTTGTTAGGGTTGACGTGATAGGCAGCGGCAGTGGCCGGCATTAATTGGAAATTTCCAATAGCGCCCGCAGATGATGGCCCTACATTTTTACCCCTGCCTGATTCTTGCGCCCACACAGAATCCGCAACGCCCTTTGGAAGTTTGTATTTTTGCTCAACTGCCGTTAAAAATGCTTCTTTTTCGGCATTGTTTTTCAAACTCGGGTAAAGCTTGAGCGGCAGAACGCTCTTAAACCAAAAGTCGCTATGCCTTTTATTGACCTTGTCACTTTTGGCATAGTCTGACCTGTCTTTTGCTGTTGATGGCGTGAAAGCCGATACCGCATGGCCGGTAGCTTTCAAAAATCCTTCGATCACGCCCATGAACGATTTCAGGTTTTCAAGCACTGCGGGGCTTCCGAGATACTCTGCCACCGATTTAATTCCATTGGCAAACTTGTTTATATCTGATGGGGTGATGCCTTTGATCAAAGCTGATATGTCGTCAGTAAGCGCGCTTGTGATATGGCCGAGCACTGGGGCAAGTTGGGCCAACTTGGTTATAAGAACGGTCTCAATCGTCTGCCCGGCAAGTTTTAGGCTTCGAGTTAACTGATACCATTCCTG